GAGAAGCATCTGATTTTGCTTCTGGTTTAAACGCTACTAACGACGAAGTACACATTGCAGTTGTTGATGCAGGTGGTAAGTTTACAGGAACAAAAGGTACAGTTCTTGAAACATTCCCATTTGCTTCTCTTGCTTCTAATGCAAAAACAGCTGATGGTTCTTCCCAGTACGTAAAAGATGTTGTCAATAGAACATCCCAATACGTTTGGTTGGCTGGTTTTGATTCTGATTTCTCAGTTGCAAATGCAGGTGACGAAGCAGACTCAGGTACTGATTATCAACTTTCTGCTGGTGAGCGTTCAGTTAAGCTATATGCTCTCGACTCAGGTTCAGATGCAACAGTTATGGATCCAGGCGATTATCTAACTGGCTTTGATCAGTTCGAAGATAAAGATCAAATTCAGGTCGATTTCTTGATTGCTCCATCATTTGTTGGTGAAACCGATACAGTGACTGTAGTCAACGATTTGGTAAGCACAGCACAAGGTCTGCGTAAAGACTGTGTTGTTGTTGCATCACCAAATAAAAATGCAGTTGTGGGAGCAACAACTCCTGTTGTCGACACTATCACAACAACTGATCAATTCACACCATCTTCTTACTTGGTTGTAGATAATAACTACTTGAAAGTCTATGATAAGTATAACGATGAGTTTATCAATATCCCAGCTGCTTCTTCTACAGCAGGTCTAATGGCCGCTACTGATGTTAATGCCGCTGCATGGTTCTCACCAGGTGGTCCTCGTAGAGGTCAGTACTTGGGTGTAACAGGTATTGCATATTCACCAAACAAAGCTGAAAGAGATCAGCTTTATCGTAAAGGAGTTAACCCAGTTGCAAACATTCCTGGCCAGGGTCTGCTATTATTTGGTGACAAAACCAAACTTGCTAGACCATCCGCATTCGACCGTATCAACGTACGGAGATTGTTCCTGGTCATCGAAAGAGCAATTGCGCTAGCAGCTCGGAACGTAATGTTCGAGTTCAATGATGAGTTTACCAGAGCCAACTTTGTTGGTGTGGTCGAACCATTCTTGAGAGATGTGCAGGGTCGTCGCGGTATCACAGACTTTAGAGTTGTGTGCGATGAAACAAACAACACATCAGCTGTAGTTGATAGAAACGAATTTGTAGCGACTATCTTAGTCAAGCCTGCGCGTTCAATCAACTTTGTTACTCTTAATTTTGTTGCAGTCAGATCCGGCGTTGATTTCGCTGAAATCGCTGGCGTATAAGGAGATAACAGATGGCTATTCTAGGCGTAGACTTTTTTAAAGCAAAAATGGCTGGTGGCGGTGCGCGCCCCAACCTATTCCAAGTAACTCTTAACTATCCAAGTTTTGTTGCTGGTAACACAGAGCAAGCGGCCTTCATGGTCCGTGCAGCTTCTCTACCAGGTTCAACAATTCCTGAGATGATTGTTCCGTTCCGTGGACGTCAATTGAAGGTCGCAGGCGACCGGACATTTGAGCCATGGTCAACTACAATTATCAATGATGTAGACTTCCAGATTCGTGACAATATCGAAGAATGGATGAATGGCATGAATGAGCACCGTAACAATACCGGTCTCACGAATGTTGCTGACTACACAGCTAACTTGAAAGTTGAGCAGCTAGATAAGGCAGGAACGACTATCAAAACGTACACGTTTATTGATGCATTCCCGACAGTACTCTCACCAATCGATCTTGCATATGACGCAAATGATCAGATTGAAGAGTTTACATGTGATTGGTCTTATCAGTATTGGACTTCCAATACAACCTCATAAATACATGATTGGGGGCGAGCTTAATCGCCCCCTCTTACTACATTCTAAGGAATTAAGATGGCTGATAACAGTTTAAAATTATTTGGTTTTGAGATCCGTAGATCTCGCCAAGCGAGTGATAAGAAACAGCTACCTTCTATTGTACCTCCCGTTGATGATGATGGTGCGGGCTATGTAACTGCGTCTGGTTCGCATTACGGTCAGTTCATCAACATGGATGGCGATGAGTCAAAAGATAACCACCAGCTGATTATGAAATACCGTGGTGTTGCTATGCACCCTGAAGTCGATGCCGCAATTGAAGATATTGTCAATGAATCTATCACTGGAAGTGAGATGGAATCCTCTGTCGATCTAAACCTAGATGAGATTGATACAACAGACGCAATTAAGAAATCAATTAAAGAAGAGTTTGACCAGCTTCTATCTATGCTAAAGTTTAATGAAAACGGGCATGATATGTTTAAGCGTTGGTATATTGATGGTAGAATGTATCATCATCTTGTAGTCAATGAAGCTAACCTGAAGGCTGGCATTCAAGAAGTTCGGCCCATTGATGCGTCTAAGGTTCGTAAAGTAAAAGAAATTAAGAAGAAAAAAGATCCCGTCACAGGAGCTTCTCTTATTGAGAGTGTAAATGAATACTACATCTATCAAGATAAGCCAGGTGCAACAAACTCAGGTATTAAGATATCAACAGATGCTGTTAGTTATGTAACTTCTGGGTTGTTGAATCAAGACCGCAAAAAGATTGTATCTCATCTTCACAAAGCACTGAAGCCAATCAATCAGCTAAGAATGATGGAAGACTCATTAGTTATCTATCGTCTAGCTCGCGCACCAGAAAGACGGATATTCTACATTGACGTTGGTAACTTACCTCGTGGTAAGTCTGAGCAATACATGAAAGACATTATGGCTCGTTACCGTAACAAGTTAGTATATGACGCTAATACTGGAGAGCTGAAAGATGACCGCAAACATATGTCAATGCTTGAAGATTTTTGGCTTCCACGCAGAGAAGGCGGCCGAGGAACTGAGATCTCTACCTTACCAGGAGGTGAAAACCTCGGGCAGATTGATGACATTCTATACTTCCAAAAACGTCTGTACAGATCGCTTAATGTTCCTATAAGTCGTCTTGAGCAAGAAGCTCAGTTCTCATTGGGTAGATCAACCGAGATAAGTAGAGACGAATTAAAATTCCAGAAGTTTATTGATAGACTGCGTCGACGCTTTGCGCATCTGTTCATGGACATTCTGAAAAAGCAACTGATCCTAAAAGGTATTATAACTGAAGAGGATTGGAATGCTTGGAAAGAAGATCTGTTTATTGATTATGTAAAAGATAATCACTTTACAGAGTTAAAAGAAGCTGAGCTTACTAGAGAACGACTACAAACTCTAGATCAAGTTCAGAATTATGTTGGAGAGTTTTTCTCTAAAGCCTGGGTGATGAAAAATATCCTTATGCTAGACGATGATCAAGTCAAAGATATGAAACAAGAAATGCAAGATGAAATAGCTAGTGGTGAAGTTGGTGCGGATGATGATCATATCAATCCTGATCAACAGCAACGGCCGCAGCAAGGAGATAATAATGAGTGAAGCACAACAAGAAGAGCCATACGTAGTGTCTATTGAAGATTTAATTGCTTCGTCAACAGAAAAGGATTTTGTATCTTCAGATAAGATCTTTAGTGAGTTGATGCAAGGTAAGATTGATGCGGCTGTAGAACAAGAAAAGATTCGAATGGCAGGGCAAGTATATAATGGTCTGGAGCCAGAAGAAATGGAATTAGAAGCTGACGAAGATCAACTCGAGCTTGACTTAGAAGATGAAGAAGAGCAGACAGAAATGGAACTTGAGTCTTTTTTGATCCTCTGAGGAAACATAATTTCTCAAAGATATAGTTTTTATAAATAAACGCAAAGTTAAAGTAACATGAAGACATTTGTTGAACTCAGAGAATTAGCTGGCCGGAAACCTTCCGGTGATATTATCTTTAATAAGAAGATAAATAGAGTGCCAGTTAAGATAACAAAAGAGATGAACAGATTTGTCGTCTATATTGATGGTGATAGGCTCGATGCTTACCGTTCTCAGAAAGAAGCTGAGAAAATGGCAAAAGAGTTTGTTAAGCAATACAAAGGTTAAGCTATGAAGCTGATTGCAGAATATGTCGATCATAAGATCGAAGTGCTAACAGAAGCCAAAGAAGATGGTGGTAAGAACCACTTCATCGAAGGCATCTTTATGCAATCAGAACAAAAGAATCGTAACGGAAGAATCTACCCGCGCAAGATTATGGAAGCAGCAGTAGACAAGTATGTTACAGAACAAGTTAAAACTAAGCGTGCAGTTGGTGAATTAAACCACCCAGATGGTCCAACTGTTAACTTAGATAAAGTTTCGCATCTTATCGAATCCCTTGATTGGAACGGTAATGATGTGATTGGGAA